AACAGGGGAAATCAATGGCATATATTGGCAGAGGTCTAGATAAAGGAAACTATTTAAAACTGGACGATTTACAATCCCAGTTTAATGGTTCGACCACGACCTTTAATCTGACATCTGGTGGGTCACATCCATTCTAAATTCGTTTAAGTAACGGCGGATCTGCATATAGTGATGGCGTAACAAATAATGGATCCGCATCGGGAACAATACGATTTGAGATTCCATTTATGCTCCAAATACTCTTTATTATCAATGCACTAATCACTCTGGAATGGGTAATATAATAAGTGTTTATCCAAACACCATCTAAGATGCTTAATAAATAAATAAAAACTTCCGTCAAATGGCTGCAATAATTACTGATCAACTTCGTATATTAAATGCAAAAAACTTTATAGCAGGAGTTGCTTCAACCAGTAACTCCTACTATTCATTTGTTGGACTTCCTAATCCTACCGATTATAATGTTGATTGGAATACAAGTCCACCATCACCAGTGGATAATTTCAATCAAGAAAATAATCATTGGGATACAATGATTGCACTGAAAAAGATATCAAAAACTGATGTAAGACAGGTTACTAGAAAAATTACATGGACTTCTGGTGTTACTTATGACATGTATCGTCATGATATAAGTGCAACTAATCCATCACAACCATCAAATGCAGTAGATTTATATTCAGCAAATTATTACGTACTTAACAGCGACTATAGAGTTTATATTTGTCTTCAGAATGGAACTTCTCCAGAAAATCCATCAGGTAGACCTTCTCTTGATGAACCAACTTTCACTGATCTAGAACCAAGAGAAGCGGGAACAAGTGGTGATGGATATATCTGGAAATATCTTTATACAATCAGTCCAAGTGACATTGTAAAGTTTGATTCTACAAATTACATGCCAGTTCCTCCCGACTGGGAGACAAGTTCTAGAGAAGCAGCAGTCAGAAACAATGCAGTAACAAGTGGACAACTAAAGATTGTAACGATTACAAACAGGGGTGTTGGACTAGGAACTGCAAATAGAACCTATACAAGAGTTCCAATCAGAGGTGATGGTTCTGGTGCAGAAGCAACAGTTGTTATTAATAATGACTCAAAGGTAGAAAGTGTAACTGTTTCCAATGGTGGATCTGGTTATACTTTTGGTACTTTAGATCTTGTTGGAGGTAATGTACCAACCGGGACAACTTCAGCAGTTTTCAATGTCATTATTCCACCTCAAGGAGGTCATGGTGCTGATATTTATAAAGAACTAGGTGCATATAACGTTCTTTTATATTCCAGAATTGAAAACGACACAGAAAATCCAGATTTTATTACAGGAAATCAAATTGCTAGAGTTGGTATTGTAGAAAGTCCTCTAAGTTATGATTCAGATAGTATTTTAACAATTGATAAAGCAAGTGCTGTTTATGCTCTTAAACTAACTGGAATTGGTTATAGTTCTGTCGTCTTTAATGCTGATACTCAAATTACACAAACAATTGGTGTTGGATCTACTGCTTTTGGTAGAGTTATTTCATATGACCAAAGTACAGGAGTTCTAAAGTATTGGCAGGATAGATTCCATTGTGGTTTCAACACTAATGGAACTCAAAATCCTTCACCAACTTATGGATTTACAATGCACAGATTTACATCTGACATTGGTAGTGGAGGATCTTTTAATATTTTAGGTGGAAGTGCAACTCTTGCAATTCAAACTACATTTGGAAGTTCAAGTAATCCAGGTATTAGTACCATAATAAATAGTAGGACATACTACTTGGGTCAACAATTTATTAAAGGTGTGTCTCAACCAGAAGTCCAAAAGTATTCTGGAAATGTTATTTACGTTGACAATAGACCATCAATTACTAGGTCAACAAACCAAAAAGAAGATATCAAAGTTATTTTGCAATTCTAAGGAATTATGTCTCAAGAAACCAACCTCAACGTAGCTCCATATTTTGATGACTACAATGAACCAGTAATTGGCGGTAAAGATAATAATTATTATAAAGTTCTTTTTAAACCAGGTTATCCTGTTCAAGCAAGAGAGCTGACAACTTTACAATCTATTTTACAAAATCAAGTTGAGCAATTTGGTAATCATTTTTTCAAAGAAGGTGCAAAGGTAATTCCTGGATCACTTTCCTTTATCAATCCTTTTTATTATGTTCAATTAGAAGAAAATTTCTTAGGTATTCCAATTGATCTTTATATAAACGAATTGATTGGAAAAAAAGTAAGAGGAGAAGTATCTGGTGTTGTTGGTATAGTAAAAAAGGTATTGAATAAAAGTGAATCGGACAGGGGTGTATACACATTATATATCGATTTACTTGATTCTGACTCCAACAACTTTACAAATTCCCAATTTGTTGACGGCGAGAATTTAATAACAGAAGAGTCAATTGCTTTTGGTTCTACTTTTATTTCATCAAATGAAGGATTTGCAAGAACTATTGCATTAAATGCAAGTGGAAAAGGGACTGCCTTTGCTTTAACTCAAGGTATTTACTTTTTAAGAGGTTATTTTGTTGCTGTAAAAGACGAAATTCTACTTTTAGATCAATATTCAACAACACCAAGTTATAGGGTTGGATTAAATGTTGTAGAAGAGATCATATCTGCAGACGTTGATCCAAATTTAAATGATAATGCGAATGGATTTAATAATTATGCTGCTCCAGGAGCAGATAGATTAAAGATATCTGCATTTCTAGATAAAAAACCAATAGATCAGTATGATAGTCAGGGATTTGTGGAACTCGCAAGAGTTGAAAATGGAACCCTAATAAAAATAAACAATAATACAGATTATAATCTTTTATCAAATGAACTTGCAAGAAGAACTTTTGATGAATCCGGTGATTATTACATCAAAGCATTCAATCTTTATGTAAGAGAAAGTTTGAATGACAACGAAGGAAATGATGGTATTTACAATAAAAATCAACAAACATCTAGTGGACTCGTACCATCAGAAGATTTGATGGTGTATAAGATATCACCCGGTAAAGCATATGTTCGTGGATATGAAGTTGAAACTTTATCACCTGCATTTTTAGATGTTCCTAAAACAAGAACAACTAGAACCATCGAAAACCAATCGGTTAATTTTAACTTCGGTTCGACTTTAACAGTAAATAATGTCCACGGATCTCCATCTTTAGGCATCAACACATCAACTACTATTAGCTTAAGAGATAGTAGAATAGGAATTAATTCTATCAGTCCTGCAGGAAAAGAAATTGGTGTCGCCAGAGTGTATGACTTTGCTCTAGAGGCAGGTTCATATGAACTCGATAATCAAGCACTTAATACTTGGGATATTTCTTTATATGACGTACAAACATATGGTGATTTAACAATTAATGAACCTATTACTCTGACTATTCCAACTTATGTCAGAGGAAATTCTAGTGGCGCTACTGCATTTCTTAAGCATCCAGTTAGTGCTGGAATAGCATTAACAGTATATCAAATATCTGGCAACTTTTTTAATGGAGAAAAGTTAATTTTTGATGGTACAACAGAAACTAGAGTGAGCACTGGTTATACTGATTATAGTATTTCTGATGTAAAATCTCTATATGGCATAGTTGGTACAGGAAGTACTTTTAATTCAGATGTTATTCAAACTCCATCAAGAGTAATTGGTAATGTAACCATTACTCCAGAATCTTCAGGAATTTGTACCATTACAAGTCCTCTAATTTCTTTCCCAGGAATTGTAACTTCTGGAAATATATTACAATATACAAGACCCGAGTTTTCAGTAAAGTCATTTGCAAAAGTTAATCAAATTTTTACAAACTCAATTATAGTTTCTGGTATAACAACTGTTACTGGAATTTGTGATGGTGGATTGCCACAATCTCAAATAACGGTCAATGATCTCACATTAGTGAGCTCATACCTACAAAAATCAAATAATGTTGTAGAATCAAGTTTATTCCAACCTTTACCAAAAATAAATGTTGAATCTGTAGATCTAACTGGTTCTAGCATCATAGTAAGAAAACAATATGATGTCACTATCACCGATAATTCTACTAATACTATTCAATCAGGAACTGATGAAGTTTTCTTACCATTTGATGAAGAAAGATACGTATTAACAAGATCTGATGGAAGTACTGAGGTTTTAACCCAGGATAAATTCCAATTCAGTGCCGGTTCTAATCAACTTACAATAAATGGACTTGGTTCAAATACTTCTGGAAAGCTAATAACTACACTTAGAAAATCTAATGTAACTGCAAAAACGAAAAGAAAGCAGAGAATAAGCACTCTTATTGTAGATAAATCAAAGTATGATTATTCTGGAACTGGTTCAACAACAGTAAATGATGGTTTGACATATGGTAATTATCCAATAGGAACCAGAGTTCAAGATGAAAGAATTTGTTTGAATGTTCCAGATGTAATTGATGTTTATGGAATATCTGAATCCAATGATACATCAGATCCTACATTATCAAAGATTACCATTGCATCAATGGATGGTCCAACATCTAAAACAGATGATCTAATCATAGGTGAAACATTTATAGGATCTATATCTGGTGCGAAGGGTCTATATGCAGAAAGGATTAATAGTGGTCAAATTTCCTTCGTTTACTTAAATTCGGCAACTTTCCAAGAACGTGAAAATATTAGTTTCAGTGAGTCCGGTGTAAATGGGATAGTTTCTATAATATCTCTGGGAAGTAAAAATATATCCAATAATTTTGTCTTAGATAAAGGACAAAAACTTACTCATTACGATTATTCAAGTATAAGAAGATTATCAAATAAAAAAGAACCTTCGAAAAAGTTAAAAGTAGTATTTTCTTACGGGTATTATGACTCTTCGGATGATGGTGATATTACTGTAGCAAATTCTTACGATTCTTTTAATTATGGTTCTGAAATTTCTTCAATTAGTGGATTTAGAAATACCGATATTATTGATGTTAGACCCAGAGTTAATAATTACACAGTTTCCGAAGGAGCAAGATCTCCATTTGAATTTGATGGTAGAAGTTTTACAAATGGAAACCACAGCTCTAAATTCATTTTAGCATCAGATGAATCAGAAACCATTTCATTTAGTTACTACTTACCAAGAATAGATAGAATTTATCTAACGAAGGATGGTGTTTTCCAAGTAAAATATGGTGCTCCTTCAGATACGCCGCAAATTCCAGAGGAAGTTTCTGGCGCATTGAACATAGCAAATATTGCAATTCCTCCTTATGTTTATAATACAAAGAATGTAAAAATAGATCATGTTGAGCACAAAAGATATCAAATGAATGATATCTTTAAACTTGAGAACAGAATTAAGAATCTTGAATATTATACTTCACTTTCTTTACTCGAAACTAATACTTCCAACTTGTTTATTTCAGATTCTAATGGCCAAAATAGATTCAAATCTGGATTCTTTATTGATAACTTCTCTTCTGTAGGAACGCAAGACAATAAAGTTGGCGTAAGGAATAGTGTTGACCTTAAAAATGGTCAGCTAAGACCTTCGCATTATACAACTCAACTTTCTTTGGAAGTTGGATCAAGTTCAATAGTTGGTTTAGCATCAACAAGTGTACAAAATCAAGATCAAAGATTTGTTAATGACATTGTTGGTACAAACATCAAAAGATCTGGAAGTGTCATAACACTCGACTATAATGATGTTTCTTGGTTAGAACAGCCATATGCAACAAGAGTAGAAAATGTAACTCCTTTCTTGGTTCAACTGTGGAGTGGAAGCATCAAACTAGAACCAGATACTGATGTATGGATTGACGTTAATCGTCTCGAACTTAAGGATGTGCAGATGGAAGGTAGCTTCCTCGGTGTAGCAGAAGCAATGAGAGCTGAAGTTACAACAACTGCAGATGGTTCTCGTCTTGGAATTAGTCCAGTTATTTGGAACTCATGGGAAACTACAGGTATAACGCAAGACATACGTTTAGATCTTGATGCCTCATTAAATACATCATCTTCTTCAGATACAAGTTTTTCGGATTTAAATACAGTAAATTCAAGCACAACTATTGATACTGGTGGATTTGAAAGTGGTAGAGGAATTCCAACTGAAACTACTACTACAAGTTTGACAACAAGAGATGTTACTACATCAGTCACTCAAACAACAGATTTAGAAATATCTGGATCTGTAAGTTTAACTACTAACTTGGACCAACAAAGAACTGGTGAAAGAAGAACAGTTCATGAACAGATAGACACGGAATCTCTAGGTGATAGAGTCGTAAGCCGTGATATCATCACATTCCAACGCTCCAGAAATATTGAATTCAATGCATCTAGATTGAAACCAAATACACAAGTATTTGCATTTTTTGATGATGTAGATGTCAATCTTTATTGCGTACCAAAACTATTAGAAATTTCCATGACTTCCGGAACTTTCTTAGTTGGTGAAGATGTTATTGGAGTGATGCCAGTAACAGAAAAAACTTCTTTAGAAGATAGATCTGATATAAGTTCTTCAACGTCAATTTCTTTCAGAGTTGCAGTTTCAAACCACAAATATGGTCCATATGATGCACCAACAGTGGTTTATGCAAATAGTCCTTACGATAGAAACAATACTGTTCCAGCAATTTATTCATCAACTAGCACTACTTTAAATATCGACACCTTTAGTTTACAGAACGATACTCAACCTCAATATTCTGGTAATATTCAACCGGGTATGATACTAAGAGGTCAAACAAGTGGTGCTGAAGCTATAATTACTGAAAATAGATTAATTACTGATTACCAAGGAGTTCTTATTGGATCTTTCTTTGTTCCAGATGGAAGTATTTCAAATAATCCAATATTTGAAACTGGAAGATCGGTATTTAGATTAACTAGCAGTTCTTCTAATTCAAAAATTCCTGGTGTTGTAACTACTGTTGCCGAAGAAATTTTCTATTCTCAAGGTGATATTGATAATACCCAAGAAGTTACTCTTTCTCTCAGAAATGCAAGAACTAGTTTTGAAGATTTTACAGAAACTAGAACACTCACATCATCCACTTCAGATTCTGCCACAGCAACAGCATCAAGTACAACTACTTCCAGTATCACTAGCGTTGATGTAGTCAATGCTAATGTTTCTACAACTACTGGATATAGAGACCCTCTTGCACAATCATTTATTGTTAGTGATGCTACTGGAATTTTTGCAACTAAGGTCGATGTATTCTTCAGAACAAAAGATACTACCCTCCCAGTGGAATTTTACATTAGTGAAGTTAATTTAGGTATTCCAACTAAAAAAATAATACCTTTTACTAATGTATCAGTTTATCCAGATCAAATTCAAACCTCAGAGGATGCATCAGTACCAACCACTATTCAATTTGAGGCTCCAGTTTACTTAGAGTCGCAAAAAGAATATGCATTAGTTCTTCTCTCTGATTCTACAGAATATACTGTTTGGATTTCAAGGCTTGGTGAATTTGATGTTCAAACTATAGACAATGAAAGCACTCAAGTTTTAGTTTCCACCCAACCTCTGCTAGGATCTCTATTCAAATCACAAAATGCTTCTACTTGGGATCCAAGTCAATATGAAGATCTTAAGTTCAAACTGTATAGAGCAGATTTTGTTGGAAATGGTTCTGCACTTTTCTTTAATCCTTCTTTACCAACGGATGTTTCTAGATTAACCTCAGATCCTTTTGATATTGATTCAAGAACTGTTAGAATTGGAATAGGAACTACTGTAAGGGATACTGATTTAACTAATGGCAATACAATTCTTCAATTAACTTCCGGTGCCCAAGGAAATTTGGTAGGAACAGCTGGAACCGCAAAAGGAGATTTGACTATTATTAATAGTGGTATAGGTTATACACCATCATCAGGTTCTTTAACTTTTAATAATTTAACTTTAAGTAATGTAGAAAGTTCTGGAAGAAATGCAACCGCAAATATTACAATAAGCAATGGAGTTGCAATTGCCGCAACTATCTTAGATGGTGGAACTGGTTATTCCGTTGGTGATGTTTTAACTGTATCTTCAATTGGAATATCATCGATTGGAAGAAATCTGAGATTGAGTGTTTCTGAATTAGATGGTATTAATGAACTTATAGTAACAGATGTTCAAGGTGAATTTACAGTTGGAGCTGGTTACACTATTCAATATGTCAATAATTCTGGAATAACAACTAATTTGAATGGTGGTTATGGTGGAAACGTACTTTTATCTTCACCAGAGGAAGTAGTATTTGATGGATTACATGCCAAGGTTCTTCATAGAAATCATGGTATGCACTCGGGTGTAAATCAAGTTGTAATAACTGGAGCAAAATCAAATATCACTCCAACCACACTTGCCACTAGCTATTCATCATCGTCAACTTCAGATATTGTTTTATCAAGTTCTACTAATTTCTCCACTTTTGAGGGAGTAAGTGTTGGAAGTACCAATCCAGGTTATGTTATCATTTCAAATGAAATTATCAAGTACACTGGAGTTTCTGGTAATTCGCTTACAGGAATAACTAGGGAAATTGGAGGAACAAAAGCATTCTCTTATAGTTCTGGCGATTTAGTTTATAAGTATGAATTAAATGAAGTATCACTATTGAGAATTAACAAAACACATACTTTAGGTGACGCATCAATTTCAGATCCAATTGGTCTTGATTATTATTATCTAAAGATTGATATGTCTGCTGGAACTGATACTACTGATAGAGAAACTGGTGTTGGTCTTCCAAAACGATTCTTTACTCAGAATGGAAAATTTGGTGAAAAGTCGGTTAATGCAACATATAATGTTGCATTTGATTTGATTACACCTAATTTTGGAGTAATTTCACCCAAATTTACAGCAACTTCTGCTTCGGTAAGAACTGTTTCTGGAAAGAGTATTGATGGTAATGAAGCACCATATGAAGATAAGGGATTCCAATCAATTTCACTAACAAATAAAGCAGTATACTTTGATTCTCCTCGTATAGTAGCTTCAAAAGTAAATGAAGATTCTAGATTAACTAGTTTGCCTGGAAATAAATCCTTTACTTTAAACGTAAACTTAGTTTCAGGTAATTCAAAAGTATCTCCATGCATCGATTTGAATAAAACTAGTGTTATTTTTACTACTAATAGGGTCAATAAACCCGTCTCTGATTATACTAAGAATTCTAGAGTCAACACTTATTATAATGATCCAAATGCTTGCATTTATGTTTCAAATCCGATATCACTGAAAAATCCAGCAACTGCATTGAAATTGCTTGTCTCTGGTTCAATTCATGAATCAAATGATATTAGAGCATTCTATGCAGTTCAAAGTGACTTATCTGAAGATCCAATCTTTGTTCCTTTCCCAGGATATCTAAACCTAGATTCTGTTGGTAAAAAAATAAATTCATCTGAAAGTAGTGGATTGCCAGATTCAGCCACTCCTAAGAATTCATCTTATGAATTCTTACCAACACCAAACTCGTTTATTGAATATGAATTTTCTGAGGATAATCTTCCAAACTTCAAAATCTTTAGAGTTAAGTTAATTTTGACTTCAACAAATCAGGCATATCCACCACTAATTCAAGATCTGAGAGCAATTGCTTTAGCTTAAAATGAACCTAGTACCAGTAGATGGAGAGAGAAATCTCTCCCGTGATATGAGAACAAACGCTATTGTTAATACTAATGAACAGGAATACAATGCCTATCTGGCTAGAAAAAATTCGTCATTGAATGAAAAACAAAGAATTGAAAATTTAGAGAATCAAATTAATGATGTTAAAGATGATCTAAGGGAAATAAAAATGCTACTTAGGAGTTTATCTCATGGATCCTGATAAAATTCAACTGGAAAATTTATCTAAAAATTTTGAATATGCAAAAGCATCAATGGAAATAGATTCTATTGATGATCTAGTAGATTTGAGAAATATTGCTAAATCATATATGAAATTATACATGAAGCAGCAAGAAGTTTTATCGGAAATGCTTTCTTCAACAAATCATAAATAATTTTAGAGGTAGTAAATAAATGGCGCAACCTTCTTCTAGACAAGAGTTAATAGATTATTGCAAAAGAAAACTGGGAGCGCCAGTTTTGGAGATCAACGTCGCAGACGAACAAATCGAAGATCTTGTAGATGATGCTATTCAGTTTTTCCAAGAAAGACACTTTGATGGTGTTTCTCAAATGTTTTTGAAATACCAAATAACTCAAGATGATATTGATAGAGGAAGGGCACCTAATGGAAATGATTCAGTTGCGGGAATAGTTACTAGCACTGCTACAGCAAATATTGCAGGATCAAATGTAACCTTTAACTATAAAGAAAATAGCAATTACTTACAAGTTCCACCATCAGTAATTGGTGTTACCAAAGTTTTTCACTTTGATGGAACAAACACTGTTACAAATAATATGTTCAGTGTTAAATATCAATTGTTCTTAAATGATATTTACTATTGGGGTTCTACCGAACTTTTAACTTATGCAATGATTAAAACATATCTTGAGGATATGGATTTTCTTCTAACAACTCAGAAGCAAATTCGTTTTAATCAGAGAATGGATAGGTTGTATCTTGATATTGATTGGGGAAGTGTCAATGTTAATGACTATTTGGTGATTGATTGCTACAGAACTTTAGATCCGAATGACTTTACAAGAGTTTGGAACGATTCTTTCTTAAAACCATACTTAACATCACTTATCAAAAGACAATGGGGACAAAACTTAATTAAATTCCAAGGAGTTAAACTTCCTGGAGGTGTAGAACTTAATGGCAGACAAATCTATGATGATGCACAAAGAGAAATTGATACAATCATGGAAAAAATGTCCAATACTTATGAACTTCCACCACTAGACATGATAGGATGATGTCATGCTTAATCCGTTTTTTCAGCAAGGATCAAAAACAGAACAAGGATTAATACAAGATCTCATTAATGAACAATTGAGAATGTATGGCGTAGAAGTATACTATCTTCCACGACAATATGTTACAGAAAAGAAAATTATAAAAGAAGTAATTGAATCTAAGTTTCAAAATGCATATCCTATTGAAGCATATGTAGACACATATGAAGGATATAATGGACTAGGAACTTTGATGTCAAAATTTGGCATCCAAGAGATGGATGATCTTATTTTGACTATATCAAAGGAAAGATTTGAAGAATATATATCTCCATTAATAAAAAATATTACTGACATAAAACTTTCAACAAGACCAAAGGAAGGTGACTTGATTTATTTTCCTCTGGGTGACAGATTATTTGAAATTAAGTATGTTGAGCACGAAAAACCATTTTATCAACTTCAAAAAAATTATGTCTATCAACTAACTTGCGAACTCTTCAGATATGAAGACGAAGTTATTGATACTAATGTAGACGAAATTGATGATAACATTGTAGATCAGGGTTATATTCAAACTCTTACAATGGTTGGAATTGCATCCACTGCCACAGCATTAACTGGAATCGTTAATGGTGGTGTCAGAAGAATTACTCTGACCAACAGAGGAAGTGGTTATACCTCAGCACCAAGAGTTGCTATATCATCAGCACCTATTGGTGGATTAACTGCTACAGGTATCGCAACAATAATTTCTGGAATTATTGATTGTAATGGAGTTACTTCAGATAAAATTCAAGGAGTTGAACTAACAAATCCAGGTTATGGATACACAGTTGCTCCTGGAGTTAGTTTTATTGGAGGTGGTGGAGCGGGTGCCGCTGCAACCACAGAAATTGCAAATGGAATGATTGGAATTGTTACATTAACAAGTGGTGGATCAGGATACTCTTCTCCACCACTTGTAACTATAAGTTCTCCTGGGATTGGAACAACAGCAATAGTAGTATCTTTGATTAATGCTGCAGGAATTGTTACATCTATTAGGGTTGTTGATGCTGGAGTTGGATATACTGTTGCACCTACAATTACTATTGGTTCACCAAATGTAGGAAGTGCCGGAACTTATATCTTTAACGAAGTTGTTACAGGTTCCATAAGTAGCACCACTGCAAGAGTTAAATCTTGGAGTTCTATTACAAATGTTTTAGAAGTATCTATAATTTCAGGTTCATTCGTTGCGGGAGAAACAATTGTAGGCGCCGCAAGTAGTGCAAGTAGGCAACTTAGAATTGTAAACACCGATGACACTAATGATCCTTATGCACAAAATGAAGAAATAGAAAATGAAGCAGATCAAATAATTGATTTTAGTGAAAGAAATCCATTTGGGATGCCATAGTATAAATAGATCTAACGATTTTGTTAAGTACATTACAAATATTTTAACATGTTTGAGTATTTTTACCACGAAATATTAAGAAGAACTATTGTTTCTTTTGGTTCTCTTTTTAATAATATTTCAATTAAGCACACAAATAACTCTGATGAGGTAGTTAGTGTCATCAAAGTTCCTCTTGCATATGGTCCCACTCAAAAATTTCTAGCAAGATTGGAACAATCTCCAGATCTTAATAAACCAGTTCAAATGAATCTCCCAAGAATGTCATTTGAATTTATTGGATTAAATTACGATTCCGGAAGAAAAATAACTCAAACTCAAACTTTTATAACTGCACCCACTTCAGATAAAACTCAAGAAAAAAAGGCATATATGCCAGTTCCTTATAACATGCAATTTGAACTTAGTATAATGACTAAGTTAAATGATGATATGCTTCAAATTGTTGAACAAATTTTACCATATTTCCAACCTTCTTATAACATGACGATTAACTTACTTGAAGATATTAGTGAAAAAAGAGATATACCTGTGGTATTGGATAGTATCACTATGAGTGATGACTATGAGGGTGACTTTAGTACAAGAAGAGCACTTATTTACACGTTAAGATTTACGGCAAAAACATATCTATTTGGACCCGTCCTATCTGCATCTTCCGATATTATCAAGAAAATTTCTGTTGGATTTATTGCTGCTTCTTCATCTGGAGCAGATTCAAAAGCAGGATCAAGAGATCTTACTTATTCTGTAGAACCAAGAGCAATCAAGAATTATACTGGAACTGTAACTACAAGTTTAGTTAATGATATTGGATTATCAGGAACTGAAATAACGGTTGCTGATGCATCTTCAATTCCAGAAAATACTTATATTGTTATTGATAATGAGGAAATGTATGTTGATTCCAAATCAGGAAATCTCCTTACCGTGATTAGAGGATCTGATCAAACTGTTGTATCCAATCATGTTTCTGGTGCAGATGTTAAGAAGATCACTAGTGAGGATAATCAACTTATTGAAGTTGGAGATGACTTTGGATTTGATGGCGGATTCTCATGAAAATGACAAAAAAATTTGATGATCTAAATGAAACATTCAACGTTTCTGGTGAAATAGTAGAAACAAAGGTAGAAAGTGTTGAAAAGGTTGAAAAAATTACGTCTTCTGTTGAGGATGTAAAAAAAGATTATGAATATACAAGAGGAAACTTATACTCTTTGATTGAAAAAGGACAGGAAGCAATCAACGGTATTCTAGAACTAGCACAAGAAAGTGAGATGCCAAGAGCATATGAAGTTGCAGGCCAACTTATTAAAAATGTTGCGGATGCAACAGATAAATTAATGGATTTGCAGAAGAAATTGAAAGATATAGAAGAAGAAAAACCAAAAGGTCCTACTACAGTAAATAATGCACTTTTTGTTGGATCCACAGCAGAACTAGCTAAACTTTTAAAACAACAAAAACCAGATGAAAACGTTTAAG